TGCCATTAATCTAAAAAGAAACTTCTAGCTTCTATCTCCTGTTTTAATTCTTCTTGAAATGTAGTGTTTAATTTTTCAAGAACTGCATCTAAATCTCTAACTAAAGACTGTGCTACATCTTCTTCATACTCTGAACTTGCTCTAGTTAATGATTGTACTATTTTTGCCATTATCTTCTTCCACCTGCATGTATATCTAACCTAAAAGTTCCTAGTTTCCAACTAGTGTCAACAGCAGTGTTAGATATTGTAAGAGCTATAGCTCTTCCTCTAGCACGAGTGTCTACTTTATCTGTTGTAGATGTTATAGTAAATGGACCTAATGATGAACTAGCTGCTGTATCATTTGGATAATTTCTTAAATCTAATTGTATAATAGAATTTCCTTGTTGAGATATAAAATCAGGTATAATTCTACTAACTCTCATAATATTTTCACCATCACCTCTAAGATCAGCCATGTTAGTTGCAGCTCCTCGTATAACTTTTTGAGTAATATCATAATCACCAGAAGTAATGTTTGCTGGAATTGCTGTTGTTACTCCTAGTCTAATTTGATTAACTCCTGTTTCATGTTCATAATAATATGAAATTCCATCTGTGTTTCCTGTAACATCAAAAGAACTGTCTGTGCCTGCATCATACTGTGTTCCATGTGGTAACCCAAAAACAGAAGAATCTTGCCAAGTAGTTCTAATAAATAGTGCACTGTCATTAACAAACCATATAGGTCTTTTAGAAGTTGAGTCTAGATAACTGTACGTAACCGACTGTGTATTAACATTAGATCCAGATTCTGGATAAAACCAAGTAACTTCTCCAAACAAATTATTAATACCCGCATAAACAAATTGATTAGATGTTGTATTAATATTATCATAAACGTAGTCTTCAACTAAACAGTCCATTGATTCTAGTTTACCTGTGTATCTAAAGAAACCATTATCAGACATCCAATAAGCAGCGCCATCTACTTCTACCGCTGCATTCATTCCTATTAATCCACAGTTAGTTCCAACTTGTTCAAAAGCAAATGTAAATGGAGTTCCAACAAATCTCATAGTAAATAAAGAGGTGTCGGTCCAAATGTATATTGCATTTCTACCAAGTTCAACTCCCATGATCCGTGATCCATCAGCCAATCTTTGTGTACCTGCACTGTTTTCAGCTGTAGGTGTATAGTCATTAATATTTTCTTGAGAAGAGAATCTTATAAACATATCGTCTTGTGTAGTTTTATCACCAATAGTTGTTTCTGTTCCAAGAAACACTAAGTGACGATCAGGAGTTGACACTAACATATCACGTGACGCTGTTGGTGCACCCGATATAATAGTAGCTCTTGTATTTGTAGCATTTGTTGCATCAGCATCCCACTCAAAACATTCTCCATTAAAAATTAAAGCAATAAGAGTGCTGCCTAAGTTATCTAAAGACCACATACCAGGTTCAGCAACGGTGTCTGTGTCAGCTGATGATTGACCCCAACCAGAAAAATTACTGTAGTCTGTAACTGTATCTCCTGAACTGTGAGAGGCATTTGTTGTTCCTCTAACGTTTCTAGTTATTCCGGTTAAAGTATTTGTTGCTGTATCTACCCCTGTGTAAGAAATTTCTTCTGTGCCTACTTGTATAAAATTAGTTCCTACTGTTGGAAAATTTAATACAGACGTTAAAACAATATTAGTTCCAGATCCACCAGTACCAAAAGAATTAGCACTTAATGATCCATTTAAAGTTGTTGTTTGAGGCGCTGTTGATGTTCCACCAAATTGAGATATACCCCATCCAAAAACTCCAACTTGTTCAGCCGGTCCTACATGGTAGTATTGAAAATAAGTTATACCACCTGATGTTGTTGCACCAGATCCGGTTTCATTGCTAGGCATTGTAATAGTTATAGTTGTAGAACTAGGCACACTTGTTACCATAAATTTTTTATTTGCAAAATCTGCTGCAACAAAATTAGAATTAGTAATAGCACTAAACGTACTAGCATCACCAAATAAAATTATATCTCCTTCTTGAAAAAGATGTGAACCAGAAAATGTAAGGGTTACGATTGGTTGACCATTAGTCGTGCTAAACGCACTAGTAATAGCTGTGCCTGATGGATTAGTTAAAGGATGTATATCATAATACACCTGTCCTGAATAAGCATATAGTATTCTATTAGTTCCAATAATAGCATATTTAATACCTTGTTTATTAACCATGTGATGCAATTGTCTAGCAGCGCCGGTTAATTTACTATCGCCTAGTTGTGACCAACCACCTATTTTTTCTGGAGTACCATATCTAAAACGCACATTTGTGCCGCCTGTCCATTGAGACTCTGCACCTGTAGATGTAACCTGTTTATTAAATCCTGGTAAAAAACCTAGTTTTTGTAACATATAAAATCCTGTTTATTAGGTAATATAGCAGATTGTTTGTGATTTCAATATGTTTAAAGCAAGGGGAATCAGTGGTGGATCATCCCCTCGCAAGCCTAGTGTATATATTATTTTTTAATTTTTGTCAACTTAACCCCTTGAAACCATGCAGGTAATCCAAGAAAAGGTCTTTTGTCAAATTGATTAGATTTAGATGTTTTAGAATTTTGTTTGTTATAGTGTAAAAAAACTTGAGCGCAGTCATTACCTTTAAACTCTTCACGCCAATGTTCTAATTCGCAACCAGAATAAATTAACATATCTCCTGGATTTAAATTAACTTCTATTCCATCTTGACCTGTTTTTCCTGTTGGATCTAGATATATAGGCCATGGCTCACCACCTAGATTTAACGTAGTAGATATTTCACATGAATATCTATCTTTGTGTCTGGCTAGGATATCTCCTTTTTTATAAATTCTTGCATAGGAATAAGTAGGACTTAACTTTAAACCAGTGTGTTTTTCCATTATAGGTTTTACTTCCTGTAACAATGTTTCCATTGCAATATCACTATAGTGTGAATAAGTATTAGGTACTTGTACATCATTCCATACACCATATTCTTTGTTAAAAGGAGATATATATTTTTCATCAAATAAAACTCTAGCAACTTTTCTTTTATTTAAAAAATATTGACAAATAAAATTTGCTAAATCTTTTGAAATTATTTTTTTTAATACAGTATATTTATTTTTTTTAAACGACATAGATAATATTTATAACCATTCTGTTGTTACAGTCAGTAGAGTTAGTTCCATTATGAATAGTATCTGATGGAAAAAACAATGCTTTATTTGCTGTAGATTTTATTTTTTTATCTTTAATTTTAGTATATCCATTATTACTATTTATATAATAAATCATACTTTTATTTTTAGTGTTTTTTGGTGTGTCTTCATGTTCATTAAATTCAACAAGATTTTGACTGATTGGATTTAAATTTGCTTTTACTTTTATTAAAGTTTTAAGTTTTATTTTTTTAAATAAAGGTTCTAAAATATAAAAATAATTAGAATTAATTTGACCATCTCTATAAAAAACATGTGTCATCTGATAGTGAAACAATTCATTATCTCCGTCTACCTTATAATTATTATAATACCATGGAAAGTATTCTTCATTCATAGCATTATTAATAACTTTATAATTTTTATTAGATAAAAAATTATTAATTACTTTAAACATTTAATACCGTTTTTGGTATAGCTTGACAATTCCAGTGAATAAATCTGAATGGTTCAATACCTTTATCAACTAAATATTGATGTGGCATATATGAAGGAAAAAATATCATTCTACCTGGTTCAGCTTTATAATGCACCATTGAACTAGCATAAGTTACTTTTGTTTTATCTAGTTCAGGTAAAAGATTCATAACATTACCTGCTCTTGGATCTTCAAAAATAGGTACTGAAGTTTTATCACTAGCTTTTAAAAAATAAAAACCAGATATGTGACCATTCCAATGTGTGTGTAAAGTATGATGTCCTCCACCATTTTTTGCAAATTCTTGTACCCACATTTCTGTAGTAAATAATTGATGACCACGCATATCAAAACCCATTTCTACTAATAAATTATATGAAGTTGCACCAATATAATCTTGTAGTTCTTTAAATTTAGGGTCACCTATCAAACTTGTTGAATGATAAACACTACCTAAATCCCCTGTAGTTTTGTTTTGTTTGTTAATTTTATCTATTTCTGGTTGTAAATCTTTTCTAGCTTTGTCTATATAACTATCAGATGCTTTGTTTAAACTATTTACAAATTTAGGTTCATCTGCAAACCATATAGGACACTTAAAATAATCTTCTCTATTTAATTTTTGAGGATAAATAGTTTTTTTTAGTTTTTTAATTTTTTTCTTTTTCATTGAAATGGGTATCCTAGGTTCCAAATAACTAAACTGTTTCTTTCTCCACTTTTAACTGGACATATTCTATGCCATACAAAACTTGGAAATACAACTAAAGATCCTTTAGGTAATATTTCTGTGCATTTTTTAATATTACGCTTTTGATTTGGATCCATGTTTCTAAAATCAAACTCTAGCTCACCACCTTTATAATCTTTTGGATCAGATAAAGTTACAGTTACAGATAGTTTTCTAATTTTACCATGAGATGGATCATTTGCATTTTCTCTTTGATAAGGTTGATCCCAACTATCGCAATGCCAATCATAATATTGGCCTTTTTTATATTTTGTAAATTGACAAGATTCAGAATAATCCCAATTAAAATTCCATCCTGCAGCTCTATTAGCTTGATGTATATAAGGTTGTATTTCTTTGTAAACCCATCTATCATTTATCCAAACAATATCTGAATTTCTTTTCTTTTTTAAATCTATGACTTGTTTTTTATTTAATTTTTTACTATCACTATAGCCACCAGTTACTGCCATTTGTTCTTGAAGTTGTTTTCCGTACTTAGAAATATCATCACACACGTGTAATGGAATAGCTGATTTAAAATACCAATAATAATTTGTTAAATTCATATCTCTTTATGAAAATAATATAAATGATTTTTTAATTGCTGTAAAGTATAATTATGCGGACACCCAAGCTAGTGTTGCTGGATCCCAATTAAAATTATTTACCGGATCTTCTTGGTCTCTTGCAGTCCATCTTAGATTTTCTTCATCCCAAGAAATACTTTTATCTGTTGTATCTGTTGGATAAGTTACTGGTGCTTGCCAATCATCATTAGCATCTAATGCCCATGAATTGTGAGGCTGCGGACTTATAAATTTATTTTTTGCAGCGTCATAAGTATAATCTACACCTGCATATTGTTTTCTAAAATTGTTATTATAAGAAGTTTGTTTCCAAGTACCACCTTTAAAAAAATTAACACACCATGTTTCTCCATCAACATGTTCATCCGATGGTACGCAATCATTACCTACAACGACTACTCTTAGAACTTTATTATTACTATCTAATTCTGCGAAATGTGCCATAATTTTTACCTTTATTATTTATATTTTATTTTATCTATAGTGTCAATGTTCCCGATACAGTAAATGTTGCTAGTTTATCTCCACTAGGAGATAACGTTGCTAAACTATTAGTTCCCGGTGCTACTGCTACACTACCTGGCGCACTAGCTGCTGGAATTCTAACTATAACTACTCCTGAACCACCTGCTCCACCAT